CTAGAGAGGCCAGAATTTAACGCTTTTCGTCTAACGCGCGAGGAGGATGGTTCTATAACCACCTCCGAAATCGTGTGTAACGTAGCTGCGCGTGATATGATGGTTACTCGATATGGAGAAAATCTAATGTTGCCAACTTTTAGAGGTACATCCAAAGATCAAACCCGCGAGGGGGATTGCGGATCTCCTCTGATTGCAATTTTCAATGGACGATGTGTTGTTGTCGGTCTTCATGTTGGGTGCATACAGCATCCCAAAATAGCAGATCGGTGGCGTATATTGTCTCGGAGAATAGATAAAAACTTAATTGAGTCTTTATTAACAACTTTTCCAGCACAAGCCAAAGTTTTACCCAGCGTGCCTCTAATGACATGCGAGAAAACGGGCGAAATTGCGCTTGAAAGTCTTCATAGAAAGAGCCCATTTTGTTATTTGTCAAAGAACGGCAGTATGGAGGTTTTTGGTTCGATTCCTTTCCGGGAAGGATCCAAGAGCCACGTTATTAAGACTTTGTTGGGCAAGGATTTCGTTGAAGCTACGCGCGACGATGGACCCTTGTCTATAGTTGATAAAATGTATGCTCCAGTAATGAGAGGATATGAACCTAAGCATAACTCTCTCAAGCATATGATTCAGACTAGTCAAGGTGTAGATTACAAACGACTGAATAAATGTCGAGATGCCTTCTTGGCAGATATAATTCATCGTCTTCCACCAAGCGAGTTTGAACTTATAAAGCCCCTAGATATTGATTCATGTGTTAACGGAGTGGCGGGTGTTTCCTACATCGATGCGATGAAAAGAAGCACCTCCGCTGGCTTCCCCTGGAGGGAAGTTAAGCACAAGCATCTCATACCAGTTGTGGACGATTCCGGTTTACCGACTGGAAGAGTTCGTGTGACGCAAGAGATTGCTGATAGAGTTGATGGTATTCTAGAGGCTTACTCGGAGGGACGTCAGTTCCACCCTGTGTTTGCCGCGAGTTTCAAAGACGAGCCTGTTTCTAAGGAGAAAAGAGATGCTGCGAAAACGCGCATCTTTTGTGCTGCTCCCATGGATTTTACCATTGTGGTTCGCAAGTTTCTTCTCCCAGTCATTCGGGTGATTCAGAGAAATACTGCTGCTTTTGAGACAGCTATTGGTGTTCAAGCGCAAAGTAAAGAGTGGGAGTTAAAATACCGCCTTATTACTAAGTTTGGTGAGCATCGTATCGTTGCTGGAGATTACTCCAAGTTTGATAAGAAGATGTCCCCTGCTTTTACTTTAGCTGCTTTCGATATACTCCGTGCTCTTTGTGAAAGAGCCGGATACACTGATACTGAATTAACTGCAATCGATTGTATTGCCCAAGATATCTGTTTTCCTACAACAGATTTCTTCGGGGATCTGGTTCGATTTAATGGTACTAACCCTAGTGGGCATCCACTAACTGTTATCATTAATTCCATTGTTAATTCCTTGTATATGCGTTATGCCTATCTTCACTTAAACCCTTTTGGTGTGATCAGTGATTTCCAGGACAATGTTTCATTATTGACCTATGGCGATGACAATATCATGAGTGTGAGTGAAGAAATCACATTTTTCAATCACACCACTATTCAAGAAACTTTGCAGTTGATTGATGTTGAATATACAATGCCAGATAAACAGCAAGAATCGCTCCCTTTCATTCATGTTAGCCAAACATCTTTTCTTAAACGATCATTTCGTTATGATGAAGATCTCCAGGCTATCGTTGGTCCTCTTGAACACGATTCAATCAGTAAAATGTTGACTTCGTGTGTGGCTTCCAAATCATTTACGGCCGAGCAGCATATGCTTGCCGTGGTTCGTTCAGCAATGGATGAATATTTTTGGTATGGAAAAACCATATTTGAGGATAGGAGAGCGAAATTCCACCAGATTATGGAGAGTCAAGGTTTATATGAATACGCTGAGTATTTTAACCCGCTCCCGACCTGGTTGGAATTGGCCGAGCGTTATCGTTTGGCTTCAGAGCCTTTTCTGAACGGAGACCCCTACGCTGTCAAGTGTGGGGTAGTACAGGAGGATGAAGCAAGCGATTAAGCTCGCAATTGGGCTTTTTAATGTTGTGCCCGTGGAGACAAACCGAAACAACATTCGTCGATTAAGTGCGGCGCAAATCCTGTGTTGGCAGGATGAACGCGACAGTGAATTATCGATGAGAGACACAGGCTACTTCGTGGGCCTACTGATCATGTGTGGTGTCTTTAAATAATAAAGCTATGATCAAATCCAACGCATTTGGTAGTGTTTTGAACACCACTGCCATCTCTAAACAATGTTCATCTAATATGACGAATACTATGGGGAATAGTTCCGCCCCCTCGAATGGAACTACTATGGATGTCCCAGATAACGTTGGCGTGCCACAATCCGAGCACGTTATACCAATGGGAGATCAAATGCAAACGACTCAATTTTCCGATAATCTCGGAGAGAGTTTGTATACACAGCCGTCTATGACTGATCCAACTTTTAAGATGGATAAAATAGACATCGGCCAGTTGTGCGATTTTCTATCTCGCCCAACTTTGGTCTCTTCTATTTCCTGGTTGCAGGGCACTCCTTTTGGGTCTGTTCGTATTGATGTTTGGCGTAGTTTCTTTGAAGCCGCCTCTATTCAACGAAAGATCGAAAATTATGCTTTCTTCCAAGGAGAAATACATATCAAGGTGTTGGTTAATTCCTCACCTTTTAATTATGGAGCACTTATTGCTGCGTACGAACCTCTCGTGGCCCATGGCTATGATGTTGGTGCCGCTGCCAATATAACCGATAACCGCATCTGCGAGTATTCTCAATTTCCACACATTTGGTTGTTGCCTGCAACAAGCCAAGGTGGTGAAATTGTTTTCCCATTTCTTTATGATCTAGATTGGTTGGATTTAACTAATCTTTCTGAAGTTCAGAATATGGGTGCCTTGCGTTTCTTTGAGGCTGATTCTCTAGATACAGCGAATGGTTCTGTTGGACAAGAAGTTGATATACAAGTTTATGTGTGGTTCGAGAAGGTTGAACTTTCTGGACTTACACACAAAGCTTCTTTGCAAATGGGTATTCTATCCGACGTAGTTAATCGCGTTCCACAAATGTGGCAAGCGGCGACGGCTAAGTCTATGGATGAATATGCTAAGCGACCTGTATCTTCGATAGCGGGTACAGTTGCAGCTATTGCTGAGCCTTTGACTTCTGTTCCAGGTATTGGCATCTTTGCAAAAGCAACCTCTATGGGAGCTTCTGCATTGTCCAAAATTGCTTCAATATTTGGGTGGACTAATCCACCTAATATCGCTAACGTTGAGCCTGTTAGACAGGCCCCTTACCATGGAATGGCTTCTTCTGCCATTTCAGTTCCAGGTGATACTTTATCCCTGGATCCTAAGTGCGAGTTGAGTGTTGACCCTCGCACTGTGGGTTTAGGAGACGTTGATGAACTCACCGTTAGCAATCTCTCACAGAGGGAGGCCTATATTGGGTCATGTGTGTGGGCGCCTACTGACGTCACCAACACGACCATAATTGCGTCTCCAGTGCATCCTACCCAGTACGTGGTTGGACCTAATGTTTTGAATGGGGACGAAATCTCCTTCACTCCTATTGGTTTGCTTAGTCAGACCTTTGGGTATTGGAGGGGAGATCTAGTCTTCCGTTTCAAGATCATTTGTTCGGAATACCATCGAGGTAGATTGCGCTTTGTGTGGGACCCCATGTTGGCACTGTTTGGATCCAGTGCTAATAATAACACTGCGTTGAATCGAGTGGTTGATATCTCTCAAGAGAAGGATATCGAAATTCGAATTCCCTACAACCAAGCACGACATTGGTTGAAAACGCCAGAGTTGAACGCAGTGGGTGCCTTATCCTATTTGCGCGTTAAGGGGCAAACGTTTGTTAACTTTGTTGACGCAGAGACAACAAATGGTATGCTAACATGTTCTGTTTTGAACGCGTTATCCGCTCCCGAACCTTCAGCCACTGTGCGTATTTTGATTTTCGTGCGTGGTTCACCAAGTCTAGAGTTTTGTGTTCCTAAAACTCCTGTCGATAGAACTTTTTCGTACTTTCCCCCTCAAGGAGGAGAAGTATCAATTTCGGGTTCTTCGGAGGACAACACAAACCAACATCAATACGATGTTTATTTCGGGGATCCAGTGCGTTCTATACGCACTGTTCTTCGAAGATCCAACCCCAATGTTACCTTACACATTTTCAACAACACTATACCAGGTGCTTATTTGATCAAATGGGTTGTTTTTAACAACTCAATTTATCCGTACTTCAACGGTTTTGATCCTACATCTAATTTTAGTGCGGAAAGTTTCGTAAGTGGTAACAAACCCTACTCATTCGCAGTCAACACTCCTTTCCACATGTGGGTACCATGTTTTAAGGGAATGAGGGGTTCAATGTATTGGCATTATGAGCATTCTAAGCTCAATAATACCGAACGGTACTCTCTCGAGATTAGGCGAAATCTTCGAGATCCTGCGTTAGTTAATGGCCGTTTGTTATGGACAGAAGCTAATGTGGGGCCCACTTCGGGTACAGGAAGCGAAGTCGCGCGAGTTGAGGCTGCTTCTTTTGATCTCCGGGACGGCAATACACGTAGTGCTGCTGTTCTGGTGTCCCCGTTTAATGGCGAGGGCAAATCTGTGTTGTATCCAAATCAGTTTAATTACCGATTTGATACAACACGTGTGTCTGCTATGGTTACAGGTCAAAATAGACCTCGACCGCGTCGGGAGAGTATCTCTGTGATGATGAGATATTTCCCGATAGCTACATCCTCGAATGACGAAAACAATTCTTTCATCCGCCGGTACTTTAGTATCGGGCCGGATTTTACAGTTTTCTTCTTCTTGTGTGTCCCCCGCGTTTATCGCTATACTACTATCCCACTCGGAGCGTGATGTCCCTCAGCTCTGATAGTAGTGAGTCCTTTAGCTGCTTCGGCAGCCTCCCAATCAAGTGCGGTTTGATTGGATACGAGGAGGACAACCCAACTTTGTTATGCTTGCGCAGTTTGATGCCGAAGCACCTTTGTTGGGTGCTTTATGCTTTTATCGCAAGATTTTAACATTGTTGGTATGAAATACCAGC